GGGCTTTGTTACCCTTATTTTTTCTTCTGGCCATAATATTATACCTTTTTAAATTAATGTCGTATACTCATTATATCATATAATTTAGATATGTCAAGTATGAGGCAAAAGGTCTTGACTTTTCAGGAAAAGGTGATATAATAAAGTGTTAAACGCAAAAGGTGAATTTAATTCATATATCCTTCTGGTTCAAAATCTCTTAAAAGAGATGACATTTTACTTAGTTCTTGATCTTGAGTATGTGTATTATCTTCGCTTACAGAATTTAAATATAAATCTTGATAATTTTCTCCTAGATCTGAAACAGACATAATACTTCTTGTAGATAATGGTATGTGTGTATTATCTGTAAAGGGTAGCCATTTAAGTAATGCTATTTGAGTAACCTTTTCTTCTTTATCATGTTTCATCATTACTTTCATTGGCCAATGTAATTCTAAATAACCACTAGTTTTACTAGTATCAGTTACTTGCACTTTTGAGAAAAGTATTTCTCCATTATCTAATTTTATAACCTTTAAGTTTTTATTATCGAGTTCTACTGTCATTCATACCTTAAGTTGAATGTTATGAATTTTATATGGAAACTTTTCTTCATCATATATTTTAATTCTATCCTCATGATGTCGATAAGCATAATTCTTTCTGTTCTTCCATCTCAAATCGTCTGCAATATCATATAATACTGTTTCTTGATTATTATCTGATAGCCTTAATCCTCGACCTATTGACTGAAGGTTTCTAATCCTACTCTTAGAAGGACTAGCAAACACAATGTTATGCAAATTCCTAATGTTGATGCCGGTACTGAATACCCCATAACTTGCCACGATGATGGCATCTCGTTCTTTTTCTGCGATTGCTCTGATTTGTTCTCTGACTTCGGTTTCTGTTCCGCCGTATACGAAAAAAGTTGTCCTATTGTTGACATCTGTTTCCTCCTTGATTATATCATATAAAATGCGTCCATGCTTTTTCACTAATCGAAAAAGTAACAACGTATTACCATCGAGTGATAATACTAAGTTCCTTATATATTTATTTCTTTTTTCATGCCCCACTATAAATTCTAATTCATCTGCGTACTTAATTTTTCTAAATTGTTCACATATTACATCAGGATACTTTAATACTATAATTTCTACACGAAATGGCGCCAATTGTTTTCTATCAATTAACTTTTTGGTTGTTGTAACCTTATGAACCTTACCAAATAGACCCTCAAGTACTAATTTGTGAGTTTGCGTTCCATCTAATGTTCCTGTAGTTCCAATTCGATATTCTGCATTTACACATTTGGTCATAATAGATGTAAGAGATTTTGACTTGAATCCATGTGCCTCATCACCTATAACTAACTTATATGGTTCGAAAAGTTTCTTATTGAGTTTATAAATGGATTGCCATGTGGAGATGACAACCTTTTTGTCTGATACCTTGTCTTGTCCTGCATAGACTTGGTGACAAAATTTTGCGGAATCCCATCCATACTCTTGAAAGTCTGCGTATAATTGAGAAACTAAGGAAGTGGTGGGTACGATTATAAGAGTCTTAACGTTAAGTGCTCGTACAATTAAATAAATGATCAGGGATTTTCCACTCGCAGTAGGAGATACTAACAAACATTTTTTATATGACAGAGCATGGAGAAATCCTTCAAGTTGATAATCTCTTGGTTCAAAAGGTAGCTTTAAATCATCAAGGAAAGCTTGATTTTTTGCTATTTTTCTAGGTTTCCAATCAAAACCTATCGGGGCCACTCGATAATTTCGGGGCTCCGCAAAGATAAACACGTACTCAAGTAATCCACCATACAGTAACCTATTGTGAATATTGAATAATCTTATCTTACCATCCCAAATTTTCATACGATATGCCGGCATGAATGTATGGCCCGGAACAGTAAATGTGAAATAATCACAAATTTCTTGCGCTACGCCAGCTTCACAGTTTATCTTGAGGTATACTTCATCTTTCTTAGTAACCTCAATTACCTCAATGACCTTCTGTGAATCGTTTCCAATCGATTGCATTTTTAATTAAATATCCTCTGGTAGATAATCCCTTCACTACAGCTTCAAGATAATCAACCTTTTCTTCTTGTAGTGCGAGTAGTTTCTTAGATTCTATTACATTCTCATCAGCATCTATGTATTCTTGTACATCTGCTTTGAGTAATTTTAATTGAAATGGCTCCCAATCCGCAGCTTCTAATTCTTCTGCAGTCATCCTCCCACTATAATAATCTCTTTTTCTTTTAATGAGACCCGTAAATAGATACTTCAATTCTTTGAATTTTAATTTTTCGTTGGAATAAAGTATTAAATACTTGTTATGTAATTGTGGAATTTTAACCGATTCTTGTGACAATTCAGTTTCATCAATCGGACAATCACTAGTCCATAATTTTTGTATTTCTTCAAATTTCATAATCTTTCAATTTTCTGAGAGCAACCATCGTTTGCTTTTGTTCTATTATTTCAGCATAACCATCTTCGATCCATTCATTTATAAATTTGGTTACACCCTCACATGTGGGATCAGTATAATCGTGTGCTAAGCATTCACCACTCAAATAATTCCAATGGTGAATAAAGTCTTTTCTAATTCCTTCATACGAATGATCACCATCTACAAACAATAAGGATATTGGAATATTTTCCATTGCATGGGAATTGTCTACTCTAATATCTATTCTTTCTTTTTCATCATATTCATTTAACCAATCATCAACATCAGGATCATGACACCCCTCAACAACATCAACCGAAACTATTTTTACATCTGAATTATGTGTCGCCATGGCAAGTAATACTGTTGAACCTCCCCAATACCTACCAATTTCTAATATAGTATTTCCTCTTCCTGTATGATGAAATAGTTTTCTTGGTTCTATCCATGTTTTTTCTGCATATTTGTACAGTAGTCCCGCTTCATGCAAGTCTAGTCGTATGATATTTCTTGTTTCTCTTAGAGAATTGAATAACCATAATAGTTCTACAAAATCAGACATTAGTTTTCAAACATTTTCTTTAGTTTAGTTACATATTCTTCTATAACAATAAAAGGCTCATCAGGATTAAGTGGCCACCTATAATTAGGTATCAATCTTCTTTCAACCCTTTTCTTTGTGCTATCATCTTCATCATACTGTACAACTTCTGAAGAAAAAGTAAAATCTATGCCGTCTGGGGGATCTCCAAGAGTATTCTCTAACACATTATAAAAATCAGCTATTAGTTTTTTCACAGGCCAATCTTTTTTATCATAAGTACAATACCATTTAGGTGTAATGGTATCTCCATCTTCAACATATTCTAACTTATCTTCTATTCTAGAAAATGTATATTTATGATTTTTATAAGATCCAATTCCTAATACATTATAATTTGACGCTAATAACATTTCGGGATTAGTCATCAAGCCGTCAAGGTGTATATCTTGTTGAGACATTTCATCCCAATCTATTTCTTTTTTGTATATCTTATCTTCTTTTCTTGCCTTACGTCCTGTTGCATCAGCAAAATCGCTATCAGGATCTTCTCGTTCAAATCCTTTATGATATTGAGTATTAAGATGTAAAAATTCATTTACTCTATCAGTAACTTGAACATCATACTTCCCCACTTCATCAAAAATTGTCTGTACACTTATTTCTGAAATATCATGATTGGCTAATTTTTGCATATCTGTTGAAAGTCTATCCAAATCCCTATTCACATCACCTGTATCAAAAAAGATAATATCTGACATTGTAAATAATCCTAGTGTATTTGCATGGTCTAAAAAATTATAAATGACATCATCATTTTTGGGTGCTCTTCGTTTTTGTTGTTTTACTACTTCTCTATCAAAACTCTGTACACAAGCTACTACTGTATTAAAGTTGTATTCACTCACCACATTTAATTGTTCCTTAGTCCAATCGGCCATGTGGAATTCCATTAATTTTCTTGGGCATTCTTTGAAATTAGGAATAAGATCAAATATGTTTCGCATTATTTTTGCGGACATCAATGTGGGAGTTCCACCACCCCAAAAATAGTTACGAATGAGGTCTGAACTTAATACAGGTTCATAAAATTTTATTTGATTTGGAAGATATTCTGAATAATAACGATGGAAGGCGCTCTTCTCAAACATTGTACCCTTAAAAGTACAATAAGTACATTGTTCTTTACAGAAGGGGCTGTGGATATATACCCCCGTTTTTAATTTGGTATTACTCCACGCTGTTAAAATTTCTTCTTTAGAAATTTCTTTCATAATCAAATAATCATTAGAAGTTAAAAATTTAACATTGGTGCGATGGTGTCTTGTTCAACCATCCAATCAGAAATATTATAGTTCACAAATCCCCAAGGCGCATCTCTCCCTTGTAATTTAAAATTTCTAAAACCCAAATCATAAAGTTGTTTAAATTCGGCTTTAGAAAGTACACATGACCTTAATTCTGATTTTGTCCACCTTTCACATATACTATTAGGATGTCCGGGATTATGAATAAAATCTACATTAGTAAAATTAAACATACCATGCCAACCATCAATTACTGCTGATGAAGTTTCATCATAGTGATCTTTTCTTATACTACAATTTATTGTACATTTTTCATTTACGAGAAGTTCATATTTATCAACTTTTCCAGACTCAGCTATTTTTTCACATAATCTGAGATTAAGATTATCATCAGGGTGTAAATATATTCTATCATACTTCTCAAACAAACTTTCGTAATATTCAAAGGTTCTTTTCTTTGGCATTTCTGATGTTAGTTTGACAATCGATGCTTTTTGTCTTAGATTTGGATATTTGTCTCTTATGTAGTCTGACAAAATATCACAAGTAATAGCAACAGCATTACTATCAAAGTTTTGTCTTGCCAACAAATCCAACAAATAATTACAACTTGGATCAGATAAATGTTCTTCTTTAAGTAAAGTATTTGAAAAAGTAAAAGTACAACCTATACCTCTATTATTATAGTCTTTGATTACCGCTTCTGGTGTCCATCCACTATAATTATGAACAGGAGAAGTACAAGAAGTTCTTCCTCCTTGCCACATTACATTGTAACAACCAAATACTGATGCAATGGGTAATATACATGCATATCGATTTTGAATTTGATCTAAAAGCTGAAAAATGTTATCATCGTGAACAAATAGACCACCGATATCCCATTTTGCATCCGGCCAATCTGGATTTAATATATCCTGACCGTGCGGAACTTTGTTTGATTTTAATTTGGGCATTTTTTAATTGTTCAATAAATTTTTAATAATATATTCTGTATAGTTAAAACTAACTGTTCCTGTTTGGTATACTGGATCTGTTGTAGTACTATCAAACGCTATTCCAGATAATGAGGTAGGGAAAATATCTTTGAAGTGTATTTCCATAGTAGGATTCATGGAACTACTTAAAATAGTTAATACTGCACTTGTGTATTTATTTTCATCACCAACTATCCATTCATATATTTCTTGCCAATTTTTCAAATATTCATCAACCATAAAAGTTAATTCAAGTGTTTCATAGGTTATAATACCAGTATGTCGCGAAAGATTTTGAAGTTGAGGTGTCGCCATCACTGCTGCTTCCAATGTTACGCCTGGTAAATTAACAGTCTGAATGAAAAAGGTGGTGTTTGGTAAAGCCGCAACATCAAATTTAAATTGGACATCCGCTAAAGGATTAATATTTTTAGGTTGTTCTGATAGAGCTGTCATATTTGTGTTTCATCTCTTGAAAATAAATTTGGTAGTTTTGGAAAATTATCACCACAATAATTAACCCAGATAAATTGTAGAGCGGGATGTTCTTCAACAACTTTAATAATTTGTTTAGTCCATTTATAATATTCATCCCTCATTTCTCTATCTTTACCGAAATAATGTTCTGAATCAGTATAGATATTATCATAATAGTCATTATCATGGTCAAAACCTAATATATAAACCTTTTCATAATCATTACAAGTATAATCTCGACATGCAATATGTAATGCTGAAGTTCCTGTAGACCACCCCATCACTTCAGTACCTATATTTTTAATTTTATGTCGCCAATTGTCAGAAACCCAAATAATATACCTTTGAGGTAATTCTACATTTTTATCAAGTCCAGAAATATATACAAAATTATTATCACCTGCCTTTCTTTTAGTTTCAATTTCTGAGCCATTCTTTACTGTTGAATATACTTCTGCCGGTAATAGATTCCATGAATCATGTGTAAAATAACAAGTTCCATCAAATCCTGAATCAACAATATCACTTATTATTCCAGCATCATGAGCACAAATCACATCAGGAGTAAAATCTCTATAACAAGCATTACATCCTATAACCGTTCCATCTAATTTTGAAGGATCAATATTCTTTCTGCTAGGGCCATTTCCTAGTACAAAAACTTTATCTATTCCTTGAGCATCAGGGCCTTCATACATTATCTATCTTATCTCTTGCGGTCACAATCCATTATATCATACTATTTTCATTTGTCAACTACTATTACTATTTAGTAAGCACAAAAAAAGGGTGGACATAAAAGCCCACCCTTTAAAGTCTTCTTCAGAAAGAAGATTACATAAGGTTAGCCACGATAACGTGTCTGTAGTAACGGTTAGCGTTAGCTGTAAGTGAACCATCACCTGCTCCGTTATTTGCGGAACCGGTTTCATTCGCGAAAGGATTCGAAACAAGACCATAACGTGTCTTGAAACCAATCTTAGGCTGGAATGAATTCTCACCAACTGCACGAACCATCTGCAACGGAACGTAAGGACAGTAGAACAGTCCTGCATCGTATGCGGATGAGCCTTTGTAACCAACTGTGAAATAGTTAGTTGCAGCGGATGGAGCGTATGGATCAACATAAACCTTGAACCGGCCATTCAGAGTTCCAACCATAGTTGAACCTGTATCGTCTGGATCAAAATCATTTCCGGAAGGTGCTCCGGACAGCTGACCTGCCATTGCTAATGCGGATGCCACATCTGAAGAAGTAACGAGAACATTACCTTTTCCTCTGCGAGTATCTTTAGCAATTGCGTTTGCTTCACGTTCAATCTGGAACATCAAACCTTTGAACTTCTCGACAGACCAACGTCCGTTTGAGTCTGTGTCAAGGTCAAAAGTTCCTGCAGTTGTAGTATTATGAGCTGCACCAGTTTTTGCATTGGTGTAGATTGTCCTCATAACTTCGCGGTTAATTTCAGCCAAGATTTCACTTGACAGAATGTTTGACAATTCTGTTTCAGCATCCAAACCATGAACGGCTTTAAGATCCTGAGCCAATTCCATTGTGTACTCAGCTTTGAGTGCACGTGACTTGGCGGTAACAGTTACTTTGTCAATTGCGAATGCCATTTCCGATATTGTCACATCAGCTTCTTGTGTTGCTGTTGCGACTGCGGTACCAGTTGTCATACTAGCATCTGCGGGGTTACTGTTGGCGGAATGTGTTCCGGCACCAGAAAAGGATGTGTCGGCTTCAACAGAGTCTGCTGCTTCTACACCGGCCTGAGATGTGATGTGAGATTTCATTGCGAAAATCAGTCCGGTAGGACCAGTCATCGGTTGAACTCCACAAACATCATAGGCGATGAGATTAGGCATAGCTCTACGAACCAACGAAATTAAAACAGGATCAACGGTATCAATATTACCGCCAGTCTTGTTAGCGTGTGCCGCTTCTTGAAGATTTCCAAACATTCCACCATCTTGTGTAGTCTGCTCACGCATTGCTTTCTCTTGGTTTTCCAAAAGAACAGCGGTCACAGCCTTACGGTAGTTGTCTTTGATCTTAGGTAGATCTTCATGTTCAAGAACCGGACCCCACTTTTTCTGAAGGTCTTCAGCTAGGTACATTTTTTTCTCCTATAGGTTTTATGAATTATAGCGACGAATCGCTGATGTATAATGTTTCATACTTTCATCAAGTTTCTCTGGAGATTGCTCTTCAGATATCTCGATATTTTCATCAGTTTCAGTAATTTCTGATGTAACTGAGTCTGCTTTCGGAAAATAACTTTCCTTAAGGACATTCAATTTCTCAATGTATTGCTCTGTGTTCTCAAATTCAATACCTTCAGCCAACTTAGCGATTTTTTCCGAATCTGTATCGGCCAAATCTTTAGTGGCTTGTGTAAGGGCATCTTCTTTCTTGAACTGAGCCAATTCTTTTTGGAGTTCTACTCCACGATTGATCTCTTCATCCAAAGAGCTTTCAAGATCTTCAACTTTTGTGAATAAGTCGTCAACCATGTCAACTTTCTCTTCGGGAATGTCAATGTAATGTTCTGAAAAGAGGGTTCGGAGTCCGGACATGAAATCTTCAACCAATTCGGAACGAATTCCTCTTTCGATTGCCAATTCATTTTCCTTCATCCACTCTTCTACAACATAAGTTAGATAACCGTCAACCTTTTCAGTAAGTTCTTTTTGGAACTCTTGTGATCCGGCTTCTTGTTCTTTTGCTTGATCCTCCATTCGGGCATTAAGTTCATCAACAACTTTTGCATGAACTGCAGCTTCGAAAATCGTAGAGGCTTTTTGTTTGAAATCATCAGAAAGGCCTTCTTCGTTTGCCATTAGGGCATTGACATCATCTTCAACGTTAACCGGTGAAATGTCTTCTGCCGCAACCGCTTTAACACGGGTCTCTTCTTTGACTTCTTCTTCTGTAACTTCTTCAAGAGAAGTTGAGGACATAATTTGTTCGTACTTAGATGCGAGATCTGCTTTCAACATTCCATTTACTTGATCATAGATGTTTTTCAACATTTGATTCTTAGTTCCTGGAACTTCGAATGAAGAACTAATTCCGCCCATTTTACGTGATTTTGCCATTTTCTTCGCTCTTGCTTTATCTACTTTATAACCAGGTCGTGAACGCTTCTTCTTAGATTTTGCGATAGCCTTCTTACCGGCGGATGACTTGCGATATTTTGCTGCAGCCGCTTTCGCTTTAGATGACATTTTCTTTTCATCGACAGGAACTTCTTCTTCCTCATCGCCTTCTTCTTCTTCACCTTCTTCTTCCTCATCGCCTTCTTCTTCATCATCATCTTCTTCTTTTTTAACAGAGGCTTTAGAAGTTTTTGCTTCTTCTACTTCCTCTTCATCATCTTCTTCTTCATCACCTTCTTCAGTAATGAAGTTTTCAGCAATCCATTCATCTACTTTATCTGCTTCAATACCTTGATCAAAGGCATATTCTAAGATTTCATCAAGGCCTACCTCAACCAAATCTTCTGCAACGTCTGAAGAATCTTGTTCAACTATTTCTTCTATTTCTTCAGACTCTACTGATTTTAATTCTTCAGACATCTAAATCTCCTAATTTGTTCTAATTTAAGTATATTTACTTGTGTATTATTTAGTAATTTTATAAACTTGACATAAACTGATCAAAAGCTTTTAGTTGATAAGCATCTAACTGCTTTTGACTAGTTATTTTCATTTGTTTCTCTATTCGGGCAATATGGCGTTCATCAAGAATACCATTTTCCCATATCCATTCTTTACCTTCCATGATTCCATTGACAAATGCCGCTGGAGCAGAAGGATCAGCAACAATATCAGCAGCAGTTGCAAGATAAAAATCATCTTGTACGTGACTACAATTGCGACCTACAGGCTTTAAGGAGCCCATTCCTCTAGATGAAACGCCCAAACGAGCACCTTCATCGATAAGGTTCTTTACGATTTTACCATAAGGCGTATCCATAATCTTTGCTCGGCCTCTAAAATCGTTCCCATCTTCGTTTAACTCTGTAATCATGTGGGAAACTCTCTCTAGATTGACCGTTGGTCCTTCTGGATGTCCTAATTCACCGAAAGCTCTTTTTTGTAAAATATAATTTTGTTCATATCTTTTGGCTTCTTTTTGTAATATTGCCTTTGGATACACCCGACCATTGCGATTCTTCACATTGGCTTGCATAAATACGCCCTCAATGAAGTAATTTTTTCCTTTTTTGGAATCTTCACATATAAATTCTACATCTTCTAGTTGTTCGCATATAAGTCTCATTAATTTTCTCCTATTATGTGAAATTTCCTTTTAAGTAATCAACTCTATAACCTAACTTAGTATTTTCTTCGTATGCTGGGATATCAAATCCTGGTGCCTGTTTCTTTAATTCCATTATGATTGTATATGAATCACCCGCTCCGTGTCCGGTTGTGGAGAATTGAATATCTCCTAAAACTTCAGAAGTATCGCCTGTTGCGTTTATTGGTATTCCTGGCCATTCATTTCCGGGCATAGACCAACTTCCATTACCACTTAATTCTGCAATATATTTTTCTGCGGTTGATCCGTCCCATTCAATAGCAACTGTCAAACCATTTGTTATCCACAACATTTTAGTAACTAATACATTCCACTCTAGGCCGGTCAAGTTACCACTATTTGCAAGCGTTCTAGTATTAGCTCCTGATACTGAACCCGAAATGGCATCTCCATTGGATGATCCTGTATCGATTGCGGTTGCTTTTTTATTTGTATTATCCCATCCAACAACTTCTAATGTAGATGCTCCTGCTGTAAAACCAGTAACAAGAAATGTTTCTGCTGTTCCTACTGTTATTACTTCCCCAATCTTAAAATTTGGACTTGCCGCTCCAGATAAGGTCATTGTATGTTTTGCCCAAGCAAGTGTAGATAAATCTATTTTCTTAACATCTGATTCTGATGCATCTGAAAAAAACTTTGCTATGTATTTCTTTTCGCAATCACGTAGTACTTGTGTCTCTGCTGCCATCTTCTACCCCTGAACTTTCCGGCTCTTTCGAGTCTGTATTCTGTTTGTTTAAAAAAGTTTTAGCGAAATCCTTTTTCTTTCCTTCTAATGATACCATCACCTTTTGTTGAAGTACATCACCTATTGCGGTTTTTACTCCTGCAGCATCATCTTTAGCAGATAATGCTACGATATCACCAATTGTAGTTTCATCAGACATAAATTCCTCTATTATTCTATTATATTTATACTATTTATAAATTTTAGCCACTAATCACTTTTAGATCTGGCTTGTTTTCTGAAGGATCAAATTCCCATTGTTGATCCTGTGCTCCTTCTTCCCCGCCACCAGCTTCTTCTTTTTCTTTTTTGATTTGGTCTTGCATATTATCAATTTCTTCTTGGCTCAACTTAAGAATGTGTTTATTAACATACTCTTGAGAGAAATACTTACCAACAACTGCATCTCTGTAGCCCATATCATTTACTAACATTCCTAACCGCTCTCTCATCATCGTTGCTTGCTGTAGTTCAGCAAAGTGTGAATCAGATTCCCATTCATATATTATAGCATCCTTTATAAGTGACCAATCATGAGAAGAAACCACTCCTTTAAGTAATAGTTGTTTCTCTATGAGATCATTGAACAAAATGTTAAATCTTGCACGTAATCTTTCGATAAAACGTGTAAATTTAACTTCATCTCTTGAAATTTCTTCTGCTCTACCAAGAATAAAACCCGAATCTTGTTCTAATCTGGAAGGGGGAACATTAAGTGCTTTGTATAGTTTTGTCTTGAAGTACTCAACATCAGCCAACTCACCAAGATTCTCCCCTCCCGGCAACGTTGAAATTTCTGTACCTCTGCCACCTTCTCTACGTGGAAGCCAGTAATCCTCTAGCATACTCATGTGCTTACGTTCATCTTTAATTTCACCAGATTGTGAATCATAGACCAATTTATTCTTATATTTGTTCATGATATCACGTAGATACTGTTCTGCTTTGATCTTAGGTAGATTACCAACATCAATGTAGAAAATTCTACGTTCAGGAGCACGTGAGATACGATAGATGACAACCGCATCTTCGATCATTCGTAATTGATTAAGGGGTTTGATTGCTTTGTGGAGATGACTTAAAACCAATTTTCTATCGGGATCTAGTACTCCAGAATGGACATAAGAAACGGAATCTGCAGAAATTTGAACTGTTTCACCTCCTGCAGCCTGTGAAATTCCCCTTTCATTAAACATATAATATTCTTGAAATCCAGAAGTATCAAGTTCTGCGCCATGAGGCCCATCTATAATTTTAGGTTGTCTAACCTTTTTTATTTTAAGGGGATCTATTGGGCGTAGTTCTAATATACCACGTTTGGGGTTTTTATCATCAATAATAATATGAAAATATAATCTACCATCAACATACCATTTTCTGAACAATTCATATCCAACTTTTCTAAAATCGAGCAAACGAATTAGTTCTGCAAATTCGTATTTTATGCTTTCTTTAATTGTGTCTGATAGATTTGAATTTTCTAGGCTAACGCTGACAGGAGAAGCTTCCCTATTTGTAACAACGGCCTCATTAATAACATCATCAACTGCTTGGTCACATTCGGGATATGTTGCCATTTCCCTATATTTTCTAATCAAGTCTAATTCATTTTTGGTGACACCTTCAAGATCTACATACGTGCCATATACTCCGCCCGCTGGGCCAAGTTCCATTGCGCCGTCTTCTGGCTCGGGAAGTGCAAAAGACCTTTTATTTTTTGCGTCCTTGTCAACTCTTCCTATAGAAAATCCAAATAATTCAACTGCCATACATTGTTCCTAATAGGTGTAAATGGGAGCGGATATCACCACTCCCATGTAAATTTGTTTTCATCATTAATATTATTTATGCGCCCGCACCTGACTCGGTAGAGCTCCAATAATTATATTCCCATGTCACATCAAAAGTTTGGATTTCATTAGTATCCCAAGACAATGCAATTTCTGGACAGGAAGAGGGCCAAACGTTTTTAAATACATACTCTTTAGATTTTCCTGTACCATCTTTTTTAAGCTGTCGAATCTTCATTTCGCCAGTATAGTCAAGAATTTTTATGAAAGAGGAATCTCTTTTATTCGTTTTTCCGGAATTAAGTCTCTCCATCCAACTTTCAACAAAATTTCGAATTTCCATATTCTCATCATTGTAAACAGATGTTACTAATTGAGCGGCTGCCCGATTACCAGGAATCTGCAAAGCTCTTCCCATATATGTAACTGTAGCTGCTTCTATAGCTGAAGCGGGGAATGATACCCCTTTACATAAAAATGTAAAATCTCCAATGTCTCCTTTAGTGCCCTTACCAGATGCGGTAAGTTCACATTCGAATAAACTGGCTAATGCTCCACCTCTAGAAAGTTTTGAGGTAAATGTGTCAATATTAAATGTTGCTGCTGCCATTGTTATTTTCTCCGATGACTAGATTAAGATGATGGGGAAGTCTTTTTTGTAAGTACTCCCTTCGGAAGTCATCGTCTTCCCCCATCTGTCTGTTATATTTATATACTACTATTTATCGATTATCCAATGATTTCTTCAAATTCTACACCACTTCTAACTGCAACGAATTGTAATTGAATGAAGTTAATAGAACGTGATGGTTTCACGTAGATATCTCCACGGAATTCGTTACGATCAACGACATCTCCCGTGTTATTACTTTCATCACAAATAACTGCAAAATCTTGAACTCCACCTCTCCCTTGAACATCTCTCAAGAAAGGCTCAACGGTTGACACGAATCGGGATCGTGAAAACGCGTCATTGAATTCAAATAAGAATGCTTTTGCCATATTAGCAATGGATCTTTCCAAAAGAATAAACAATCTTCGTACATTGATACGATCAAATGCACTTGATTTTGCCAATAATGTTTTATCACCGAAAAGAAGTATTCCACTTCCAGGAAGTCCAACAACAGGGTTAACTCCATTCTTATAGAGACTATCTCGTTGTGTTTTATTTGGATTAAAAGGAAGTTTAATGGCATTACGGATATTTCCACGATCTATACCCGCTGGTGACCAGAAAGGATCACGCGACTCATCAGTAAATGCACAAGTTCCTGCAACATCACCATTCAATGGAATATAACGATAAACATCATTATACTTATCATACAAATATTTCCATCCAGAATCCATAACTGCATAAGATGAACTTGGCATAGAATTTCTATGAGCAACTACATCATTAACTTCACTTCCTGCGTTATTGACAACATTTGCTTGAAGGGGGGAAATGAAAGCTACACAGTCCTTACGATATTCTGCAATATTATTAATTGCATGAATTTGGGTTGCTGCTGTTGCATCTCCTGTTATTAGAAGTGTTACATCTACTTCTTCTGTATTTTTGTATAGATCAAGGCCTGTCTGAACATTACCGGCCGTTGAAGTTGAACCTGCGGCCCCACCTGTCATGCTTCCGGATACAATAATTCCTTTTGCATTAAAATTACCTGATGCTGCTCCACCCCATGCGGTTGTTCCACCTAACCATGTGGCTACTGTATCACCAGATGCATCATGATCCATCCAACGAACATAGGATGAACCTCTATTAACTAGGTCTTTGTAGTAAATACTTTGACCATCTTCGCCTTTGGCTCCACCGGCAACCGATCCTGTATATGTTTCCACTACAGTATTATTTGCACCAGTAAATTCTCCATCTTCATCTACGACAACAACATGACATTCATCCCAATTTCCGCCATTTCTTCGTGCGTGAGATGAGGTAACAGGATCACCATCGAATGCATCTGCATATTCCCATCTTCGTGAATATGTGTTTGCTACTGCGGCTAGTGAAAAAGGTTCTGATACTGTCATTGCAGTGGCACTTGTAATAACTGAAATTTTTCGTTCTTCGCCAGTTCCTTCGAATTTAAAAAGATCTCCTACTGTAAACTGAGTATCAAACTGTGTATTTGCATGACCAGTAATAGTCACTCCATTTGCGGAAGCTCCTGCAGTCATCATCATCTGAGATGCAGGTTCTTGAAATCCTGATCTTTTCTTACGAACCATTGCTCCAGAACCAACATCTGCTGTCCAACCTTTTGCGGCTGCAACTGTAGCAGATGTAACTGCGGTAATTACAACAGTATTACCATCAGTAGATAAAGTTATAACATCACCTACTGTTAATTCTGCATCAAAGGCGGTTCCTGATCCGATTATAGTACTATTTGCAACAGTAAAGATTCCTGTTCCTGTTAAGGCGGTATCTGTATTACTATTGAGTGTTCCATCACCATTTGTGTTTGCATGAGTAGCACCACACATAGAAACTCTTAAACTGTTTCCAAGATCACCAGTATATTTTGCTACGAAAGGGCCAAAATCATCAGACTGTGTTCCTCCCATATCTGGATCATAGGTATTTTCGTAAGTTTCATCATTTGAAATATAGACTGTATTTGACGCGTCCATTGTCGCGTTCTTTGTGTCAGTAGTATTAGGTGTACGAACTACTTTAAGATTTCCCGAATATGCGAGATAACTTGCAGCAGTGAAAAATGTTTTATATGTAGCTGCGTCTGGCTTACCAAAGCGACTTGCTAATTCAGACTCATTCGCAACTGTAACACGATCATACGATGGCCCCCACCTAAAAGGACCGGCGATTGCACCCTCCGTCATAGAAATTTCCGGAACAACAGTTGTTAAGTCAATCTCTTTGGTTACAACGCCTGGACTAATTGTAAAAGGCATCTTATCTCTCCTATTATAAGTTGAAAGATTGGTTTATGGATTTTATTATACCATATTACAGTTATTTATTATTTTGAAGTTCTCTAAAATCATAAATATTAAGTGTTATCATAAATATACAGAAAGACAAATGACAAAAGATAAATTAATAAATCATAAAAATATACAAGAACGATTTCTTAAAAAAGTTGATCGCTCTGAAACAAATACAAATTGTCATATTTGGCTTGCTTCTAAAAATAGAACCGGTCATGGTATGTTTTCTGTTCTAGGAAAAACTATACCAGCAAGTAGATATGCGTTTATGATGTTTCGTGGACAAGTGGCGAGCCATGAAGTAATAACACAAAATTGCTTCAATCCGTCTTGTGTAAATCCAAAACATCTTGAGCTGTCAAATAAAAGAAAATTGAGTAAAAGAATTTCTGTTAATCCTGCCCAATTAGTAACTGGTTCTATTAGTTTTTTAACTAGATTAAAAAAGGAAAGGCCGGATTTATCTAATAAAATTGATAATTTAATTGCTGAAATAAACAACCCACCTACTGAAGTTAACTTTGCGGATATAGATCCATTTACTGATAAAGCCGTCTAGATTCATCATCATCCACAGTCCACACAGTACCCTTATCATCCTTAAATGTTTGGGCTTCCTGTCCATCATCTATAATACCAAATGGTAACATATCTTGTTCTAACGTTTCCATTTGTTCTTCCCACATTTTTTTTCTAATATCCATGTTTGTCAACTCCTTAAAATATCTTTGCTGAACTAACCATCCAAATATTACCAAAGTCATGGCTAGGTCATCATGTGCACCCTCTTCTGCTTGATACGTATTGTTTGTCAAAGCAAAAGTTGTGAGTTCTCTAATCGTTTCAAAATCGGATATGATTAATTGATCTTGCTCTATCAAATCCTTTAGAGTGGCACATCCAATTCTCTTGATCTGTTTGCTAGTTCTTAATCCTAACTGAATGTTCTTCGCGAATCCACCACCAATTTGTTGTCCCGCTCTTCCCCTCATTGTAATGATCATGATATTTTCGTACTCTAAATCATAGTGAAGAGTATCGGCTACCTGACTTCCAATGTCATTAACTTCAATCAAGACATGAGCCTTGTTGTATTTGTTTCCAACATTGTAAATTACGTTTGGGTATAACATAGGAGAAATGGTATTGTCTCTGTATTTTGCTACCTGTTTGTATGGCATTTCAGAAACATCGAATATATTAAATGCTGAATAATCTACACCTTTCCCCTGTGCAGTATCAGCAATAAGGGCATAGGTATGATTTTTCTTTGGTTCTTCATATACATCTAGATTGTTATTGCTGTGAATCGGATTCTTGAAGACCATCGTTCTGAGTTTCGATGGAGCAATTAGTGTATATGTTGAACCCACAAATTCACATTCAAACTCCTGTGTGAATTGTACTTCAGAAGTATTGCGTATTGTTTCTTCTTTCCATTTACTATCTCTGCCCGGCATTTCTGACCAATGAACCTCAATCGGCACATAATCATTTCGTTTCTCTTCTGCGTCTACCCACATTTTGTAAAACATATTCAGTCCAAGTGGAGTTGATACAATCAATACTTTTGTTGATTCACCAGCAGAAATAGTAGGATAAACAGAAGTGAAGAATTGTTCGGCTATGTTTTGTGGTACGTGAGCAAACTCATCAAGAAAAATAATGTTGAAAGAAGAACCACGAACAGCAGAACTAGAAGTTGCCGCGGCGATAACTTTAGAGCCGTTCTCTACTTCAATATTACCCTTGTTCCACACAACTGCTCCTTGCTGTAACCATTTGGGTAAATGTTCATAGGCGAGTTGTAATCTTGAAAGAAGTTCTCTTGCTACTGCCCCCTTGTTGGCGAGAATAGCAACGTTAGTACTTTCGTTAAACAAAATGTAATGGAGAAGAAAGGCGATGATCGTGGTTGATTTACCCGTCTGTCTGGGCATTTTACAGATTACAAAACGATTATCATTGAACTTGTTAATCATATCTTTTTGATAATCATACATTTCAAAAGGTACGAGTCCGTGATCAACGTGGATAATTTTGACAAAATTCGCTATGAAGTATTCAGGATTCTCTTTACATTTCATATATTCAGTAAGAGATTCTTCTGTCCACTCTATTTTTTGTCCTACATTTTTTAAATTAGGATTTCCTAGATAGGTTTCACTCGCCACGTTTTGCCTTTAAGAGTTTTTGTAGTTCTGCTGTTGATCCGACAAAGACCGCATTGTTAACATTAACGCCACTACTTTTCTCTATACTTAGTTCTTTTTTCGTTTTATGTAGAGACATCAACTCTTTATTTGCATCTAATCCTGATTTGATTAATTGTCCGACCACCTCAAAAGCACGTGGATGTTCAGACTGCTTAGCAATCTCCAACATCTCTTCTACTGCGTCTTGATTTCTTTCGATTAAATTGTAGTAATTTTCACGGGCATAATTATAATCAATGTCATCATCCTTACCATCAGTTTTCGGTAAAATTCTTGAACTAGGTTCCGGTTTTATTTCCGGAGTTGGAACTAAACTTGTAATTTCTAATATTTCATCTATACGATCATCTACTGTCATTTTTCCTCATTGTTTTTCATGCTCATACCAAATTTGACCCCTTTCTTCTATACATTCAGAGGTTAATGGTTTAATAATATTATGTATTTCTATAGGAGGCCTATCTAAAAATGTTCTAGGTTCATATTTAGCTCTAATCTTATCACATATACAAAAACATTGTCTTGATACATCTTCTTCTTTTAATGTTTTTTTAGTTCTTTTATATTTTGTATTACCTAGAAAGTAAATAGTTTCATAACAAGATTTAAATAACAATAAAATATCTTCGGTTTTATATGTATCTCTTTTAACTATGGTATCGTGTATTATTGCTTCAGTACGTGGTTGCGCATAACTTAAGGTACTAACAAAAATTATACAAATTGCTAAAAGAATACGGGACAACATTCTACAGATTCACATCTAATCCGGTTGTCAAATTCGTATCAATATTGTCATTAAAATATTCAAAGGTTTCTGTATAGCCAAAGTCGTCATTTGCAGTAACATCTCCTGGCTTTGGGGCCATTGTTAATCGTGATTTAATTCCTGAAGCGGCCACTTCTGCTGAACTATCTTCTGTTATGAACTTCATTATTCCTGTTGCGTCTGGAGAATTTGCATCTGCATTTAAAAGTAAATAATTAGTAGAAAAATCTGTACTATCTTCTAAGATAATATACTCTGGCAGCGGTGTCTCATTTCCTCCTGGCATTCTGAGATTCACTATCACCGATTTCGTAACTGACCCAGACTTAACATCTGGATAAATATATCCTTTTAGTTGAAAAGTAAATGACCATATAATTTCCCTTCTCGCAGTAAAATCTCCCTCATAAGAATCTTCAACTGTAGTGCCATTTAGTATTATAGAAACATCCGGTTTTATGTTCATAGATGGAACTAAATTCACACTAACTGTAAATTCTGGAGTAAAGAAAGGAACGATCTGTTCAAATATTTGTGCGCCATCTTCTGAACTGTCTACCATTGCGGTCAAGGCAAAATCAAAATTGTAAGGTACAGGATTATATTGTTTCATGAGTGTAGTTGAAGATGTTGCATTATTCGCCGCATAAACTTGACCCATTGTATTTAATTTTCTAGTTCCATCATAAGCAATTCCATTCATAACAAAACCCATTCTTGGAAGACTTACGGCAACACCTCCGTCAGCCTGAACCGCTCTTGTCCGGAGAATCAATTTATCTTTAGCCTCGTATGCAATGGGAACTTTAATTTGTTCTGTTATTACTCCACTAGAATCTCTCCTTTGAATGTTTATATCATTAAAAAGAGTCCCGAAAACCGCCACATATTTTCTGATAGTTTCGTGATAATAAGTTATTCCCAGCATTATAGGCTCCCGAATGGATTACCTTCGGTGAAATCAATAATAGCATCAGCGGCCGCTTCTATTTCTGCATTGTCTACAGATGCTGCTGTATCGGCAGCAGATGTTTGAGCATCAAAAGAGGAAATAGAATAAGACGCACTAGAACTGTCACCAACAATATTTACAGTTCCAGAAAAATTTCCTGTCATGTTTATGAGATTTAATAATTTATCAGTAGCATTCCAACTAGACACCTCTCCTTTGACTGTAGCAGCGGCGAGAGATGCCCCCTGATAAACTTGCTCACCAACAGTATAGTTACCACTACCCGTATTCATTGTAAAATCAATCGAATAAGATTGTGCTCGTTCAATTGCATCTATAACTTCAATACCGGTATTAAGAGATTGATCTGAATAAAAGAACATTTCACATAGAAGATCATAAACTTGTAATCCACCAGTTTGATAAAATACAGACTCATCCTCTACAAACATTAC